CTTCCTTTGTTAAACGACTAGCAATAACATCTATTGCCTCTATACCGCCTTGTAAATAGTGCGGTGGTCTATTAACCATATCAACCATAACTATCCCCTTATAAACATTAAATTAATAACTTGAAATGTACCATAAATAAATGCAGCAATACTAACCAATATTAACAACCATACAATCCAATCAATAATTTTTAGTATCCTATCCATCTGCCTTCTTCCCTTCCTACACGCATAGAAACATAATTCCTAGGTTTTCTTTTGCTCACTATATCTTGTATTGTAATTTTTGGCAAGACTAAATAACAATCACTTTGTAACCCTCTTAATCTTTTTTTGCTAGTCTTAAAAATTCTCATCAATTCTTTAATAGAGCATTTACTGTTTAATGCCATATACTCATTCATTGCCTTTGAATCTTTTTGGTCATCTAGTTTTGTGTACATTATACAAGTCTTCCACTGTACTGATAAGTTCCTGTATGGACTAACTGTGCCCATGCTGCACCCCAAACTTTAATGCCATTGTCCCTAGCTAGTTTACAGAAATGATAGTCCTCTGACAATAACTTCTTATCTTCATCAATGCTAGTAGCAAAGTACTCTACTATCTCATCACCCAAATCAGAATTGTTAGTAGTATCATTCATGTTATGGATGTATTTAGGGCATTTATCTTTAAGTTTCTCAAATACTTCACGCTTAATTACCATAAATCCTGTTCCACCATATTTAATCTCAAAAGGTTTATCTAAAGGCACAAGTTCTTCTTTAACATCACCTATCATGTTGACTACATATTGACCAGTAAAGTATTTTAATTGGTTTTCTGGTACATTCTTTTTAATAGCAAATGCTAATGAACCAAAGTTAATTTCTTTTTTAGGGTAAAGACCACATATAATTTCTACATCAGAGTCAATCATCTTAAATAAATGTTCTGGTTCAAAATGGATATCAGCATCAATGAATATCATATGCGTACAATCAGACTTTAAAAAATCATTGACTAATGTATTGCGACCACGAGTAATAAGGCTTTCATTATATAAGAATGAAAAGTAAGCATTTATGTTCTTAACAGTTAAATGTGATTGAAGGTTTAATATAGACTCCATGTAAGTGCCATAACATAAACCACCATACATTGGTGTTGCTATAAATAAATTAGGCTTCATGCTTTACTCCATGTAATTGTTCGATAATTCTTGCAAACTGTATCATTCTATCTATTGTCATTGGCTCATACTTTGTTGGAAATGCTTTCTTATATGCACCAATTATTTGTTCCTGTGTAAGTGGTTTATAATCCACTGTTAGCCTCCGTTAATTTTTTACTATCATACTTTTTTGCATTAGTTATTTTAACAATATTTTTTGTATCTTCTATAAGAGGAGTTATTGTGACATTATGCAATTTAGATTTTAGGTCTTTAAACCATGACATTTCTGTAGGTTCAGAAGACATAAGACCAGACCATACAAGTGCACCTGTGCCATCAAACTCTTCTACAAGCCATGCTATAGGTTTCATTAATAAAATACCATCCTTCCTATGTGCGTTTTTTTCCTTTTACCAAACCATTCTTTCTTTGGCGGTATCGAGTCATCATGGAAATATAAAGCATTTGCAACTGGGTTAGTATGTTTATGATAAATAATCGTATCAATAACCAATAATTTAGTCTCCAAATACGCCCTTTCATCAACTGGATGGTGGGTTTCATCTTGCACAGCAAACTGATTATTAGCGTAAACGACAGAACATACAGAATAACCCCAACGACCAGAACGCAACCTATTACGAATAACATTGATAACCCCTACCTTTTCTTCTAATGAACGAGTATTTACTTCATGATACACTGCAGTTGCATAACAAGCAATATCCAACTCTAGGTTATGTGCATCCATTATGCTATATACCATTTAGATACAAGTGGGTATACAATTTCAGCACCAACTGTTTTTGCAACTAATGCCCTTATTTTTTCTTTATGAACACCAGCTATACTACAACACATTTCATATACATCATTGTCATCAAACAACCATCTAATTGCATCTTCCTGGTCTCTTAATGCAACCGTATTTTTTTTTGTCATACTTTTAGTAGCTTCTATTTTTTTTGATTTAGGTTTTTTGTATGTAGCATCTATTACGGCTTGTTGCAGCATAGCAATCATTAGCTTACCTTCGCTAGTTTCGGCCAATGTATTATCGCTATCAAAATCTACAATGTCTTCTTTCATAATGTCTCCATATTTTCATTAGGTCAATATAAATGTTTATTACTTGCTTTTGTATCGCAAAATACGCATAATTTGCTAGACAAACAATTTTGTATGTCATAAATAAGGAGCAAACTATGTGGACAACACCATCAGCAAATGAAATGCGTTTTGGCTTTGAAGTAACTATGTATGTTATGAATAAGTAGCTTTAAAACACACAGAAAGGGGTGTTAAACCCCTTTTTGCACTAAAAAGGTACATCTTCATCTATTTCAACTGTTTTAGGCTTAACGTCACCATCTTTGAGCTGAACAGTACCACTAATAAACTTACCATTTTTACCTTCACGAATCCAACCAGCAATCCTAAACTCTACACCTTCAGAATTTAAAATCCCAGTGTAATTTGGTTTTTTAGGGTTATCGCCTTGGTCATTTTTAAATAACGTAAACGTATTTGTATTATCATATTTTTGCTCTGCCATTATTTGCTCCTTAACATTACTTGTTTAACAAAAGAACCTCTAAATAAATCTGGGCTTTCCTTTACAATCTTATCTATTACTAAATCTAATCTGCTCATGTATGTTTCTTGTTGTCTTACTTTTAACTCAACAAACGCATCAGCACTTATACCACTATAACATTTTTTAATTCTTTGTTTTTGATCCTCCGTTAAAAAGTTCATTTAATTTCCTTAAGTTTATTAATAATAATATCTACTTCACTTAAAAACTGTTTAACTTCTGACTCTAATTCTTTTTGGTATACTAAATCTGCTTCTACACGTTTTACAAAAATCTGTAAATGTTGTGGAAACATTGGGTTATAACTTACAAAGTCACACCACTTACGACCAGTACATAACAGTTGAAATTGTATTTGAGGTATATACCTACTAGGAACATCTTGTGTCATTAATGTTTCTGTATGTGTACTTCCCATTGGGCATTTAATTTCAAGAATACCATCTTCACCTACCATACCATCTGGACTAGCACCAGCTTCCAAAATAGGATGTTTTACAAACCCTACCTCTTTCACTTCCCCAAATTGCTGCACATATCTTTCCCTAGCATAAAACTCTCTATCAATTCCATCTTGCATTGCTTGGTTAATATATGTTTCTTGCCTTTCCCCAGTTAATCTTTCGCTTACTAACTGAATTTTGTAGTTACGTCTAGACGCAGATTCACCACTTTTAATCTTTGCTAGTACATCAGCCACACGACTAGCTGTAACTTTTCCTAGTCGTGCTTGAAACCACTCTTCTGATCTTTGTTCCATTAGATAAAGTCCTCCGCTTTAGTATCTTTCATATTAATAACTGCACCTGCAGAAGAATCAATAGCATCATGCTCCACAATCTCAAAAGCATTAGTCCATAAATATCTACGTAAGTAAGTTTGAACTGCACCTAAATTTTGAACGTCATGGCAACCTTTTAAAGCAGCACTTGACATAGGGCATTTAAACTCAATAAATTGTGTAGCATCATCTATATCTGTAACAGTTAAAACTGCAATATCTGTATAAAATGTTACTGTTCCACAGATACCAACCTCACTACAAATCTCTTGAATAGTAGGTAAAAAATCACCTAACTCAAAATATTTGTATCCCGCAAACTTATTATGACCAGACTTTTTAAGGTCTGCTACTTGTAACTTTAATCTTGCTTTCATTAATTTACTGTGTATGCTCATCTTTTTCTCCCCTGTTACATAATTTAATGTTTCTAATACTTCTTTCTGGTGTTTCTCCATCATTACTTGGTCGTAATGTTGTTGTTGGC